GTATATTATACCTGTTCTTAATCTAGTGTTTGAATATCCTGTATCAAAGCACCAACTACTATTACATTCATAACTTCTTCGGTAATCATTATACCAAAAGTATTCTATTGAAGGTCCCCAAGTTTCCCAACACCAAGCTCTAATTTCTAAAAACATATTTACTGGAACTCTTATTTGATAGTCAAACTCGCCGTATAGTTTGTTACGATTATCTATCTTACGGACTTTCATATACATACTCATTTATGTACCTTAGTCGTCTTTCTCCGATAATCTTAAACGATTAATTTCGTCTCTAATTGCCAACTTTTCTTTTTTAAGTTCTACTAAATTCCATTTGCCTTTAGTTGATCGATCAGCATTACGTTCTTGTTCAGCGTCTGTTGTTAGACGATCAAGTTCTTTATGCTTTTCTTGTAAACTTCTAATTCGAGTTTTTACTTTACTCATTTTCAATCTCCTTGTCTTTAGTGTATCTGTCCCAACAAGTAAATTTGTTGCCGTCCATTAAGTCTTCTAAACTGTGACACCATACACCGGGATTAGTTTGGTCATAACCTATATCATCAATCTTAACCATAGTATTAGCAGGCCATTCTTGAATGTGTGGAATAGGTACTCTTAATTGTGGAATGAAATTATCATACTTAACTACTGCCGTATCAAGTATATAACTTGAACCTTCGTATGGAATATCTAGAGAACATAATATACCTTTCTTAAGAAAATGTGTAATCATTGATTCCCACCTTTCCCAGTCACCATCACGTGATCTTAAAGAATGGTTAGCACCAAAGAATATGTGTTCACACTTTTCTTGTTCGTATACTTTCTCTAGATAATCAATATTTTGAATACCAACTACAAACAATGTACGTTTTTCATAAGCAATAGTCTTTTCAACTTCTGTGCCTACAAAAAGGTTTACATTGTTTTTAACTGTACCTGAATACTCTCGTTTCACTTAAAACTTCCATTTTTCTAACATATCTTTTGTTATATGAGAAGGTAGTTTTTCAATTTTACCACCTTTCTCAAAATAGCGATTCCACTGATCTTTCTTTTCAGTAGTCATATTGTCTATTTCTTTTTTACTAAAGTGATCAAAAACTGCTGATAACTTTTTAGCTTTTTTAGTGTTTCTGCCAGTTGCCATTATCATTATTCCTCCTCGAATAAAGCATTGAATTGAGATGAAGCATTAATTGTCTTCTTACCTATAGCACCTCTTGTACCAGGAACTCTCATCCAAAGTTTTGTATTGTGATCTATAAAGGCTAATGCCTCGTCACGATTGTCAATAGCAAATACTTGATCTATTGCTTCTGCTACTGATTCACGTGTGATCGTTTCATTAACAAGCCAAGCAGGATATGAACCAGAGTCCATTGCTTTATTGCCTTCTTGTACTGATCTAATATGTGTGTACACATTATGATTCATCATTAAGAAATAGCTAAAGCTATCCCAACTTGTCTTGCCTTCTTTATTATTTTTGTTTGTATCACCTGGAGCATATATACAAACATCATTAACTTTCAGTCCCTCTGATAGTGGGCTAGGGAACCAGTTTGTATGATGTTTCTCACACTCTTCATCCCAAGGTCTTGTATCTTGAGAAAAGCCTTTATCATCTGGAGCAGGCTCCATAATGTAAGACCATTTACCTTTGTGATCCAAACGCCAATTAGTATATTGCTGTCCATTGGCTGTACATAAGAACGGAGAAGCACAATCATAAGTTATTGTAAAACTTGGATTGTGATATTTTCGTACAGCTCGTTGGACGGCAGTTAACATAACACCCCATTCTAATTTAGAAGTTCCTAAGAAATGCATGAAGTCTTGTTTACCTTGTTCAAGTAAACCATCAAAACGTAATGTTACTAAACGTTTCAATGCTAGATGTATATCACACATATTCTGTCCACCCATTGACCAACCATTAAAATGATTGTCTGGATAAACTTTAGGATCACTGAAGTGTTTCATTTGTTCGTACCAGTCATCTGCTTGAGCAAAGTTCTCACCTTGTAATACATTTAAGAACTTACAGTTACCGTTACGATTTTTAATAAAGTATTCGTTATTAAATTTTGTGCCTTCTACAGCCTCTTGATAGGAACTAATATTACTAGCTTTAGCACCTTCTGGAGAACGTGATACCCAGGCTGGAATATCAAGTACCATTCCATAGTCCATGTACTCGTCCATCCATGCCAACACTTGTTCACGTTTCTTTTGTGCTTTAGCACAACCGCTATTAGCTCTCCAGTCACCTTCCCACTTACCTTTACCAATTTGGAAGCCACCTGAGTCACCTAACAACCAACTGTTGTCACGGTCTCTGTTCCGAGTCATATCTTCTTTTGGTACTTGTCCAATATCTAAATTGGCGTGTCCTGCCGAGTATAGGCTCCATTTATATTGCCATAAGCCGGCCGCTGGTTCTAACCAGTTGCCACTTTCAACAAGTCCATTCATATTAGATGGAATTCTATTGTTGGCTGTGTATTCTTCGTAACGTTGCTTACCAACAAACGTAGAATAAAACGAGCTTAAAGCAGGCAAAAAGATAGCATAATCTTTTTGTGATTCTGTTAGATTAGTGGGTAAGTCACTCATAGTACTTACTTGCTCTGTGCTGGAAGAATATATTCGTAAACAGCAATACCACTATCAACATTAATTTGAGCGGCACCCTGATCACTAAACATCATAGTTTTATCACCTGGCAGTTTTAGAATTTGTTGTAATTGTAATACAGGCCATGCCCAACCATGTGTCATTTTACCTTCTACATCTGGTTGGAATACAAAGTTACCAGCATGAGTAGAATGATCACCAAAGTAAAACTTAAGATGTCCATCTTCTGTTTTAGCAATAAATGTTGTTTCTTCAGCATGAACTTGAGCCTGATATGCCAAACGTTGTATTGATGCTACAGTTGGCTGTACAGTTACATTCCATTCAACACCTTTAAACTTAACTGACTTTAGTTTCTCATTAATAATCTCGCTTGTCATAAAACGATAATCATTTTTAAAGTCACCTGTTTCGTTTTCAAAATGTATTCCTACTGGAACATCTGTACCATTACGTTCTTGACGTAACAATTCTAGTTTAGCTTTATCTTTGTAAACTGGTATTTTCAATAGCAAGTCTAACTTGTTTAAGTTTGGCATACCAAACGTACCCATAAACTCTGCTACTGTATTTTTAAAAGTTGCTTTAACAATAACACTACGGTCTTCTGCTAAACCTTCTAATGTTGTTGCCTCGTCACTACCTTCTATCTTAACTAGATCAATAAAACCTAGTCCGTGTGTATGTAACACTATATCTTGTAAATAATCTTTCATTGATTTTCTCCATTCATGCCTATATTATAACTTAAACCATGCCTATATGTCAAGTCTTTTTTCGGTGATTTTTATTCGATTCGATCGCCGATTTTAATAACGAAAGATTGACATCCAAATCTTTCGCTACAGTTAGTAATGCTTGGGTGTCTTTTGGAAAACAATGACCTCCCCAACCATATTTGCCGTCTGGCCCAGGTACTGTTGTATGACCTGTTCCAATTCTTGTATCCAATCCCAATAAGTTGCTTACTGTATCGTAATTGGCTCCTGTTTTGCTACATAGTTCAAACAGTTCATTAAAGAACGTTAGCTTTGTTGCTAGAAAACTATTAGCCATATACTTTACAATACTTGCTTCTTCTATTGTACAGTTGTGAATATGTTTGACTAAAGGTAAAGATTTGTAAAGTAAGTCAGTCCAAAACGTTGTGTCCTCACCTCCAAGTATACAATACTTCTGGTTAACAAAATCTTCTTTAGCCGTTGCTTCTCTCAAAAACTCTGGATAGTATGTTACCTTAAACCTTTCCATATTAGCTAACTCTGTCCAAGGTACTGTACTTTTAATTAATATTGGAATTTGATATTCAAAGTTAGCTTCATAGTCTTTTGGCCAACGAACTTGTTGTAAAACATTCCAAACATTTGATACATCACACTTACCATCTGTTCCTTCTGGTGTGCTAACAGCAATTATCAATCCATCGGAACTGTGTATGTGATCTTCTATTTTATTTTTATTAAGTCTAGGATCAACTGGAATTACTTCGTGATTTTTAGCTAGTAAATCACCTATAGCACTTCCAACAAATCCATATCCTGCTACTATAAATTTCATATTATTGATTCCACATAATCCTTTACATTGTATTTAGGCTTCCAGCCTGTAGCAAGTAAAGGTCTTGTATCTGCTACATTTTCTGATGCTTCACAAGGTTCGCCTTCTCTTAATGGAACTTCCATTCCAGCTATTTGTGATAGTTCTTGAACACTAGTACCAACACCAGTACCTACATCAATTACACCGGATAGTATAGTGTTATTTAGGTTTTTTATAATAGCACTACACACATCATCTACGTGAATAAAGTCCCTAGTATGATCTGTAACATATTCTAACTTGTTATCTCTTATACGACCTATTAACATATCTTTTCTACTACCAGGTCCGTATACAGTTGTAAATCTCATACCTAAACTTCTAGGCGGTGCTATCGATTCCATTGCTTTCTTACTTGTACCGTAAGGAGATAACCACCAACGTTTAGCACAAGAGCTACTAGCATATATTACTCTCATATTACTTGACAATGCTAAAAAGAATAAGCTCTTACTTAACTCAACATTTGTATACCAGTATTCCTCAGGTTGTTCTAAACTTTTTCTTACATTGGCTAATCCTGCCAAATGAATTAACACGTCACAGTCTTCGGGTCTCCAATTAGCTATATCATGATCTTCGCTAATTAGCTTGTCCCATTCTACTACTTCGTGTCCAGATTCTTTTAAGAGTTCTACAAGCCTACTGCCTATAAATCCTCTACTACCTGTTACACTTACTTTCATATATCTCCTAATTAAAGCTAAACAAATCATCAAATGTAGTTGAGGTATCAGTATCACTAACTAAATCCCAATCAAGTACACCTAATAAGTTGTCTACTTTGTTGCTTATTACTGTTTGTTCCATTTCACTATCATCAAATGGTAATTCTTTAAACCATTTAGGTAAGTGTAATTGATCTGTCGGATATGCTACACTTTTCATTCCTAATGGATTTGGTCTTAATTTACAAACAATAACTTTTTGACCATCCATGATCTCACCACTATACTTGTCGTGATTCATTTTACATAGTGTATTCCAATTCATACTTGCTCTAACGTGTCCAGGCATATTTGCTTTACCCTCACGCCTTTCTGCTTCAGTAAACTTTGTTAAGTTGTTACAACGTTTAGGTGAACCTTTTTCCCAAGCAGGCCTATGTTTAAAGTCTTGTTTAAAGTTTCTAATCTTTTCAATTACAGTATCTCTTTCGTCGCCTGTTAATACGCCTAATAATATGTCACTTAAAAATTCTTGTATGACTTTTGGAGTATCACTACGTTTAAGATCTAACCCCATAGCTTTTACTTTACCTGGACCATTACGATCTAATCTAGCACCCTCTAAATCATATATTAACGCGGCATAACGTTTCTTAGTGATATACAAACCTTTGATAGCAACAATCTCTCTACCACCTTGAATAATTTCACCGTTCTCTCTTGGACAATGAAAAGCATCTTTCATATGTTCTGGAAATGCTACATTAATTTGATCTGAGATATTATCATACAGTTTAACACAAACGTCTTTATCCCATTCCATTTCTTTCTTTTCTACGGCATCTTTAACTACTGGCCAAGCACTAAAATACACAGAGTCTGTATCACCATATATAATACTTTCACCTCTGTGATCAAACTTACCTGTTACAATTTCATTAACTTTAGCACTCATAAATTTAGCAATAGTTCTACCTGTTAATGTTGTACTTTGTCCAATACGTTTATCAAAGAATCTACAACCTGGATTAAGAATAGCACCATATAAACTATTTAGGTTAATCTTTTTAACTAGCTGTCTTTTATCCCAGAATGCTTTACCTTCTGGTGTTGTTTGTTCGCCTTTGGTCTTCTGCATTATTTGACGTTCTTTATACCAACGTTCAAGTAGTCCTGGAATAATACCTTTGTGTTCATATGTAAAGATAGTACCATTAGCACTTAACATCCACTTCTCATTACCTAAGAATATTTTCTTATAGATTTCAGCACCTGTTAATATTTCATTTGGAGCATTTTCCCATTCAACAACAATTTCATCTACTTTGTCTTGGTCCATAACCATTTGATATTCTGTACTACCAAACTTGCCTTCCCAAGCCTCAGCAAATGATTTCTTATTGCCCATTGCTTCATTAACATTAGCATCACTATAGTCTGGTCTTAATTGCCCTACAATAGTTGCTGGGTCCATATTCAATGCTCTAATGGCACTTGGATATAGTGAATTAATATCAATAGCACCAATCCAGTCGTGTAACCCTTTCTTAGGATATGCCACATAAGCACCAGCGGCCTGTGTATTGCCTTCGTGCTTCTTTCTATCTGGAACTACAAAGCCTTGTTCGTGTGCTTCATTAATAATTGCTTGTTCTGTAACAGCCACAGCACCCATAGTTGTTTGTAGTAATACAGTATTAGAGTGAGCAAGTTCATTACTCAAATCAGCAAACTTTAATTTTTTATCTAGCTTATCAAGTAGCATTGTATCCTGTCTAGAATATTCAATAAACTTTTCCCAGTCATTGTTAAACAGTTGATCTAATGTTCCTTCATAAGCTACTTTAGTTTCACCTAGTTCATATTCACTGATGGCATCTAACGAATAAGAATGCATCTCATGGTAGGTGTATTTTCGATACAGTTGCATATAGTCCATATGTACACGACCTAGTAAGTCAAATGTAATTTGTTCTTTACCAAATCGTTCAAACTTACGTTCTCTAGGAAACTGTCCAAACAAACAAAAACGTCTTGTATCGTCTTTGCTTAATACACGAGTAACACGATTAACCATATAAGGAATATCATAACCTTCACTATTCCAACCACTTAATACATCAGCATCTTCAATTAAGTCTAAGAAAGTTTTTAACAAGTCTGCTTCTTTTTCAAATACAAATGTATTGTCAAACTTACTAGATATTCTATCTACTTCTTCTTTAGCCATTTGTCTTGGCGGAGTTAATAGTGTTACAAGTTGATCACACCATTGTAGATATACTGAAATTGCTGTTACTGGATTAAATGGATCTTCGGGTGGACTAAAACCTTTGTCTTTATCAAAGTCAACCTCAATATCAAAAAATGCTACTTGTAGTTTAGGAGCATCCTGTCCAAGATAGTTTTCTTCTAAACACCTAAACACAGGATTCATATCACTTTCATATGTTTTTACATTCACATGGAGAGCTTTCTCACGTCTAAAGTCTTTACTACTTCGACATTGAATCCTACTTACAGGATTACCATATATACTTTTGAACTTACCCTTGGGGTCATCATAGTACATTACATACTTTGCTTGATGTTCTTGGTATTGTCTGTTTTGGTTTTTGTCTCGTTCAACTATGTGAATTCTATCACGTTGACGATCAAAGAAAGCGTCTACATACATATTCGATTATGTGTCCTATAATAATAGTTATCTAAATCCATCCCATCGCCACTAAAAAGCCTAACACGTTTACACAAACAAACCAGGCAGTTAATAACATTACCCATGCCGCTCCTCTTCTATAGGCGGCATAACATTGAGTCGTTGATCCAATAAAAAAGAATGGATAAATTATTCTTAAGTCTGGATCGACAGCATTTACGGCCAACATTGAACTAGCAAGTACTGTAAAAACAAAACTTGTTAATTCAAAGCCAAATGCTACTTTATCACTTCTATATGAATTCGCCCAAAATTGGACGATAGCATTCATTATATTTTCCCAACAGTAGCCAAGATAGTTTCTAACAATTCTTGGTCTGATGTAATCTCCCCAAAGTTTCCTTTGTGTGCTGTTCGGATTGCTTTTTTCAGTACGCCTGGCTTAATTTCCATTTCCTCAGAAATAGCTTTTACTGTTTCTGCCAAGCCGGCGTTTAAGTCCTCGACTTCCTGCATTACGGTCATACCCTCATTGATAATTTGGGTAAGTTTTAATTTTTCATCTTGATTGAATACTTTGTCACTCATGAAGGATCTCCTTTCGTTTTTAATATTATTCTTTACATTATACTACCACTTTCTGTAGAAGTCAAGTTCTTTTCTGGATACATACTAATATAATTTGAAGGAGATATACATGGATTTAAATTTTGAAAGTTTTGGAAAGTTTAAGATAATCCAAGACGATGGTAATTGGGTTGACCGTAAAAGGTTTGGAGCAATAGTAGATTATTGGGGTCGTTATTTTTCAACAATGACTGTATTAGAAGGTGCTATTATACACAAAGCAGGCGATAAACCAAATGTAAAATTTGACCATTCTCCAAAAAAGATTGTAATTAAAGGACATACTTGTATTAATACACTTGCTATCCTATTTGCTTCTGTAAAGTGTGGACACACTTTATACTTTGATAATGCTAATAACTTAACCGAAGAATGGTATAATAAAGTCAAACCAGATATTTTAATGGTTGGCGAAGATGATTTATCATTTGAAGGTAGCAGATATACTAGTGGTCCTAATTGTGTTAGACTTTTGTTTACTAGACGCTTTAGAGGTAACGATGAGCCATTTACATACTCAGATGAAACTATGAGTAATGGGTCTAAAGATAGTATTTTAATTGAACATAACGATACTAAACTACACAAATATAAAAAGTCAGAAATAAACGAATTAATCAAATCCTTATTAGTTAAGAAAACTGAAAAAGGTAAAGAAGTTGCTATTACTCCTCCAGCGGTTGCTTTCCTAGAACTAGATACAAGCAATCAAGTATCACAGTTAGTTAAATTTATTTTACCTCTAATGGTAGCAGGAAGTAAAATTATATTAGATACAGGTGTTACAAATTTTAACGTTAAAGATTCTATAACAGAGCATAGACCGGATCTAGTGTATTGGGGTAAGCAAATTGGTAAAATGATTAAAGACAAAGATAGTTTTATTACAAACTTATCACCAGCACCGTTGTATGTGCCACATATACGTCAGGATAAAAAGGTAGAAAAAGCTGTACCTGAATTTATTAAAGATCCAGATACAGCTTAATTTCGTTGCTCCGCTAACAGTATTTAGCTAATTCTTCCCCAATCAATTTTACAGTATTAGGTCCGAAGTGAGCACCATCTCTGGCTGTATCTATTTGTTCGTATCTTACTCTATTAGGAATGATGTTATCTATGATATCGATTTCATCTTCAAGGTATAAGTCGTCAGGTATACAAGTTTCTATTAGCTTTACTTTAGCATTCAGAGAATGATGCCTATCACAAGTTTCTCTTATGCTGTTAACAGCTTTAATAAATCTTAAAGCATTTTGATAATCGTTTGTACAGTCTGCTTGAAATTGTTTTTCGCCATTGTATCTATGGAAGTAGCTATACATAACAATAACAGTATGAGGGTTGAATTTATTAACTGACCAGTTAACTATATCAGCAATAGCATCATTACCAGCACCATCAACACCTAAGTTAATAACATCTTTACCTATGTGTTTTGTAAACTGTTGTTCTATTGGTGCTCCCCAACCTTCAGTAAAACTATCTCCTATAGCAACAATACCTGGAATAATATCTGTAATTGTTGTTCTAAAGCCATCACTATTATACTTGTAATCAAAGTTTTGCCATTCGTGTTGATTCCAATGTTTAACACCAAGCAAACATTTTTCTGGACTGTCTAAAACAAATGGAGGAGTAATTGTAGAGTTTTGTCTTGCTACAAGATCTTTAATGTGGTTTAGGTTCATACTAATAGTTATCGTTCTAGATCAATGCTAGTAGTATTAGTTGAATTAATATACAGAAAGCTATTAGTATGAACCAAAGTATGGTGATTGTACTACTCAGATTTGATACGTTTTAACAGCATCATTAGTCTTTGAGTATCTTGAGGATCTTTTCCTAGTAATTCTTTAAAGGCATCTGCCGCCGCAATCATTTGAGGTCTTGAATAATTTTTATCGCCACGTTTCATTTTCATTAAAACTTGTATTAAGTTTCTTTGATCTTGTACACCGGGAAATTCTTTTGAGATTTGTTGTGGTGTTACACCACCTTTTAGTTTAACATCTTCTTTGTCTGTTTTAACACCATCTACTTCAAGTTCATTAACAGCAATAATATTATCGCTTACTAGCTTACTCCAAGATGATAATTCTTCTGCTATTGTCTTTTTCATTTACTTTCCGTATAACTTTGTTTCTTCGTCCCATATAGAAATCATATGGTTAATTGTGTCTAACATTTTTTGTAGATCGCCTGTACCTGCTCTATCGCCAGTATTTCCCATTAATTCTTTACTAAATTTATATCTTTGTTCGATTGCTACATTTAACTGGCCTGCTGTTTTCATTAGCATTGATTTAGTATGATTAAGTTGACCTTTGTCTAAGTTTCTATAATATTCTGTACTTCCATGTTCTGGATTGTCTGCTTCTTTAACGCCACTGTGGCAATTACAGTCTGGGCAATCTGCTTCACAAGTACATTCTTTTTGTGTTTCACAACCACAACACTCACAGCCTTCGCCCCAACTCTCATCAAATATAGATGTGTTAGACTCGTTATTGATTAGTTCTTCTTGATGCTTTGCTAGTTCTTCCATTGTATCAAAAACACCTGTCATCTTACCATGTCTGTATGAATAAAACTTTCCTTCGTGGTGTCTTGCTGAAAGTCCATATTTGTTCATACTTGTATGTGATGAACCATCTTCTTCAACCTTACTCTCATTATAATCGTCTTCTAATGATGCTTGAACTAGTTTAGGGTAATATTTTTTGTTTATGTTGTTATACATCCATTTAGAGTCTTCTGGAGATGTATATCCTTGTCTTTTATTTTTCTTAATAATTAACTCCATCATTTGTACTTCTTTATCTGTACCAAATGATTTTGCTAATAGTAAATCGTTTTCTGAATGATAGTTGTTCTTCTCATTTTCTTTATACTTGTTCATTAAGTCTAAACCGTCCATGTATGCTTCTTCATCCTCTTGACTCCAATGTTCTTTCTTAATAGGTAGCTCAGGGTCAAATGCTTTCCATTCGTCATATGTTAAGTACATATCTGTATCTGGATCGTAGTACTTTCCTTCTACATTATCGTAGTAAACTACTTTACCTGAACGTGTCATAATAGGACCTTCAAGTCCATCACGTGGCTGATATTTTTCTCTATCTATATTTGGAAGTTTAGACCAACCTTCTTTAAGGTAAAACTTTTTTAAATTAAAATCAGTTGCTTTCATTGTCGGTATTCTTTTCTACGCTTTCGCCAGTTGTTCCCATATCATGGTTACGTCTGAAGTCGTCAACAAAGTCGTTGATTTGATCACCGCTCAAATAACGAACTAAATCATCAAACACAGGATGGTCTGGACATTCTAGTTCATCACATAAAGCATAAATTGGCTCAGCAAATTCACCTACTGCTTCTGGTGTAGGTTCTTCTTCTGTTGCTACTTCTTTAGGGTGTAATAAGTCTTTAAATTGATTTGAAAGAGAAGCAATTAAATCTTCATCAAGGTCAGCCTCGCCAACTAGTTTACCTTTGTTGGGATTCTTCGTTGTACCATCTGTTTCTCCTGCTGGGACAGATTTTGTTTTCTCTTTGCCTATTAAGTGGTTAGGTTTTTTAGACTTGGTCTCATCAATTGACTCAAGCAAGTTAGCCATAGCATTAACTTGGGGGTCGGTATGTTTACGCTCAGCTTTTGCTTTTTTTATTACTTTTATTTCTTTATGTTTATTTGCTTTTTCATCTGTTTCGCTCATCTCATTTAGCTTTGCTACTAAACTTGAAAAAGAATTATTGTCTATGTTTGCCATATTATGATCCTTTATTCTCGTTAGCTTTTCTTAAAGCACTTGCTACTTTTGGATGATCAGCTAATCCAGGTTTAATGTTATTAATTTTCTCAGATGCTCCAGTATAGTTACCACCTTTAAAATCTGGATGGTTGGCTATAGCAATAGCTTTTCTTACTTCGTCATCTGTAAATTCACTTTTTAATTCTGTTACACTTTCAGCTTCCATATCAGTTGGACCAACATTAACAGCAAGTTCAATATCACTTGGTGTTGCTTCCATATGATGTTTTACACTTGAAATATAGTCAGCGGCCTTAGTAATTTTTGCCTGTACCCAACCTTCAATGCCTTCAGCTTCAGATACGTTTTTAAGCATCTTGTGTAGTTCAACGGAGTACTTTGCTAGTTTAAATAAATCAGCTCTAGCCATTTGTACTTCGTGGTCTGTTTCCATTACACGAGTGTCCATGGATAAATCTTCTTTTACGATTATTTGTTTAGCTCTCATTTGTTTAACCCCGAATTGTAGTTGTTTAAGTTATTTATTTAAAATAATATATTATCGTGTCAGCATTGGCCCACCAAATATGCTAGTACCCTTCATATCTAGGGCATTATCTGTTGGTTTTTGCTTCTTAGGTTTAGGTGGTTTAGGCGTTTTGCCCATTTTACCTGGTTTTCCTGAGTATTTCTTTAAATCTTTGCCTATAGCAACGTGTGGATTAACCACTGACGCTACATTACCACTTGCTGTAGCACCTGCTGTCGCGGCCTCAATTATCTCTTTTATTCTCATTACTTGTCCATCAACTTTACTATTCTACCTTTGAATAGATTATGTTTGCCTTTATTTGTTAGTAATACAGGTTGGTTGTGATCGTCTTTAGTAAAGCCAGTAACTGTAGCTCTACGGTTTTTGAACTTACCAACTAGTATTTCATCTCCTATTTCAATACTAGGAACTTTTAGTATCTCTTTTGCTCTCATACTAGTATTTACCTGTTGGAAGTACTGTAATTGTTTCTATTCTATTAATATTGTTAACTACATAATCTACTGTATTAACAGCATCAAATAAGTCTATCTTAGATTCGTCAATGTGCTCTACTCTATCCGTGTTTAACCAGCCAAATTTAATGTTACTAACGTTATATCCGTTATGGAATAGTTGTTGACTAGCTTTATCTAATGCTGACTTATGTATTGAATACGGCCATACTTTATTTTTAATACCATCACTACTGTTACTAGATATGTTTACTATCCGACCTTTAAAGACTTTTATTAGTTCATACAATAAGTTTACTTGAGCAAAGCCATCATAAGCATTGTTGATAAAGACATCGTATTGGAAATTTGACATATGAGTTATAATAGAAGTTGGATCTGTAATATCAAATCCAGAAGTTCTACTAAAACCTTTTACTTTAATAGTAGGTATGTTGTTATAATAATCAAAGCAGGCTTTCCCCAAGCCTGACGTATGTCCTGTAATGGCTATCTTCATATAATAATAGTTATTTTATTTTTTGGGCTTGTTGTAAGCAAATGAAACTTTTTTAAACAAATCTATTCCTTCAGCTTTTGTCTTTTTCTTTTCTGAAGTTCTTATTTTGTTTACTTTAGCTCGAAGTACTTTTTGTTCTTTTCGGGTTAACTCTTCGCCAGCACCTATTCCAAGGTAATGACTAGCTTTAGTTTTTAGATTAGTTTTACCTTGTGTTGGAGCCTGGTTGAGACTTTCAAGTATACTGTCAAGTTCTTTAATAACGCTTTGTAATTTTTCATTTTGTTTTGGCTCTTTCATTTTTCCAACTCCTATAAAGACGATTAGGTAATTCGTCTTTGTTTAGCATTAAGCCAAGTTTATTTGCTTGTCGGCGTGTTTCGCCAGGCTTAACGTCTTTTGTAGTGTTTTGTTTGGTAATAATACCTACACCTTCGTTTACGTCAAGCATACTATTCATACGTTCAACAGCAAACTTTTTAGACTCAGTAGATACAGCACTTAATAACTCATCAGCTGATAAGTTGTAGTCGTTATCTTTCCATAAGTCTTTTAATTTGTTTAACATAGTGCCTAGGTTGGGTCCAGGCTTCATTCCGTGTTGTATAAGATCAGTTCCTGTTACAGGAAACTCAGGTACTTGGAATTGTTCTATGTGTCCAGCTAAACTATCTTGTCCTTGTATCTTTAATAAGTTAATAACTTTTGATTTATCTCTTCCGTCTATAACTAGATGTTCAGCTTGTTGTTTAGTTAAGTTTTTATTTTTGTAAGCAATATAGAATTTTAAATCGTATGCTTCGGCATTACTTAATTTCCACTTGTTAGCAATAGATGTGTCATCAACTAAAATTGCTAATGCTATTACAGGATCTGTATTGTTTTTTAAATCTCTTAATCTTGCTATCTTGCCTGTGTCTAATCCTATTACGTTGTCAACTCCTGTTGCTGACATATAAGATAAAGTTTGAATTACACTACGTCCTACTAATAGTTTACCCATCTCTTGCCATATTCTTTCTACAGAAACTTGAGGTAATCCTTTAGTGTTATCTTTAATGGCATTTAATGTTTCTTGATCCCAAGTAGGACTTTCTAATTTACTTTGGAATCTAAAATATCTTAATATTCTTAGATAGTCTTCTTTAATACGTTCTACTGGGTCGCCAACAAACTTACTAACTTTATCTTGTAAGTCGTCCATGCCTTCAAAGTAATCATACAAGTTGCCATCAAAGTCTAAGCTCATAGCATTGTAAGTTAAATCTCTACGTTTAGCATCTTCTTTCCAGTTACGAATAAACTCTACTTCAGCGTGTCTACCATCTGTACTAGTGTCTGATCTTAACGTTGTAATTTCATATCCTTCGCCATCAATAATTGCTGTAATAGTTCCGTGTTCTAGTCCAGTAGGTTTATGTTTGATGCCTTCTTTGTCTAGCATAGCAATCATTTCGTCTGGTGTGGCATCTGATGCCAAGTCAATATCTTTAGGTGTTTTACCTAAAGCAATATCTCTAACAGCACCGCCAACTATTCTTATTTCAAACTTGTTCTTTTTAAATACGCTATCTAATTTTTCTAACGCTGGATTCATTATTTCATTGAATGCTTTTGTATCTAGTTCTTCATTCTCAACAGTAAATTCTTTGTTAGAAGTTTTAAAGTCTGCTTTCCTCATTACTGTTTTAGCAATAAGATCTAATTCTTTATTCTTTTTATCCCATACTAAAGCAAAAGGAACATTAACATCTGTTCTCATATCTTTCATTACTGCTTCAGCATCAGGTCCCATTTGAGCAATAGGCCTTGCCCAGTATTTGTATTCTTGTTTAAATAATCGTGTTAGTTCTGCTGGAGTAATAGGCTTTTCATTTCTAACATCATTTACTCTATCTAAAAAATGTCTAGTAAATTCTACATCAATGCCTACTTTAGAAAATAGTCTATCAGCATAGGCTTCAATTTGTTTTAAGTCTTGTGGTGTAACATCTTCGTAAACTTTTCTTACATACTTTTTGTAGCTTAACCCGTGTCCTGAACTAGCTCTGTAGCCCATCTTAGAACCTTTAGGTTTTGGGTATCTTAGTTTACCTGGAGTGGACTTTTTTACTTTTAAAGGTCTTCTAAATCCGCCGTATGTTAATCCGTTAATTCCCATTGGACCACGCTCACCTAAGTACTTTTGTGTGTACTCATCTAATCCGTTTGCTACTACTTCTAAAGAATCTTCATCAGCTTGGTACTTAATTCCATAGCCACCTGCCTTACGCCAGTTTTCAATGTTAAGTCCTCTGTCGTCAATTAGTATGTTAGGTGTTCCATCTGACTGTTTAGCATAGCTTGTTTTGTTTGCTACAATAATAGTTTCTTGAGGTTTAATTTTTAAGTTTCTACCAATCCAATCTATCTTATGCTTTTTACTATTTTCATGATCGTTTCTTAATGGAGAAGAACATATACTGTAAGCACCAAATCTGTTTATAACTAATTGAATTAGTTTGTCAGTTGTAGGAAATTTTGGAAGTTTAGCAAAGAAGTCTGTGCCAATCATTTTATTAAGTGTAGCATTAACTCTGTCTTGTGGGATATCTCTGTAAGTTTTAACACCTACCATTTTAGCCCAAGCACCAAAGAAGTTTGCTAGGACACCGTCCATGTCTACATAGACGACTGGGTCTTTTTTTGTAATCTCGGATAGTTTTGCCATTTACTTAATGCCTTCAACGGTATCAAATGTTACTGCTTCACTTAAATCAGGATCAATGCCTTTGCTTCTTGTTCCGCCTTTTTTACGAATCTTTGCTAAATCTTTATAAGCATCTTGAACAGCTTTATTGTAATGGCCCAACATATCAATATGATGTGTTAGTTTATTTTGATGTATCCATGGTTCTTTTGATGCTACTGCTGATATTTCATCAGCATATTCTTTTACTCTTCTTACGGCTTGTTGTAAAGTCATTCTACCTAATCCTTGAATTATAATTTCACTATCCATAGGATCTTGTTTGTTTAAGTTGTATAACGATTCTATCATTTTTCTAAATGACTCTTCAACTGGCGTATCTTTTAAGTAGTCGCCAATTTGTTCTAGTTGTGATAATATAATAGCCATTGTTTCTTTATCAACACTACCATTCTTTTGTAGCTCGCCTAAGTCTTTAATTACATCAACTAAACGTTTAATTTGTTTTACTATAATTCCTTTGTCGCCACCAAATATTCTGTTACCAAATTCAGGTACTGTAGGTTTATTTGGATATGCTTCTCTCATATTTTTATAATTCTTTTTGAAGTATTCTGTTGCTTCACGTTCATCATAAGATTTAAATGCTGAATTGCCATTTTTATCTAATACATCATAAACCATTTTGTTTTTGTTATCTTTATCTCTATACATAGACACATATGGTTTTTGTGTTGCTTCTTCGACAGATTCACCTTTGGCTCTTTTAGTTGCTACAGCATACATAACACTTTCAGCATCATCACCATACTGTTTCTCAAAGTCACCTTTGTGTTTTTTCAGCTTTTTGAAATTTGCTTCACGTGAGCGTTTTTCTCCACCGCTTAATTTTCGTTCTGTTACTCCTCCTAGACGTGTATCCAAAACTTTCTGAATTACATCATTATAACTACCAAACAAATCTTCTATAAATTTACCACGTTGTTCGTCGTCTAGTTTTCCATATCTTGCTCTTAGTTCGCTGGCCGAAGTAGCAGGCTCACCTAGTACTGTAAATTTTACTGTAGGTGCTACAATCAAATATCCGTGCTTTTCGTATCCTTCTAAGTCAGTTACTTTCTTACCATCTAATGTTTGGTAATATGTAGGTGACCCATCTTTTTTGAGACCAGGCTTAAACCTTGGACTCTCGTCCATGTCCTTTTTTCCTACAGCAAACACAACCGCTGTATCTGTTGAAAACTTTTTAAGTATATTTTCAGGCTTATATGGAGATGTTTCTTGACTAATAGCTTTTCCAGGAACTCCTGTAAGCATCATCATGGCCGCTTTTTCTTTAAAGCTAAAAGGACTATCTGTGTCGTTTTGCTTTCCACTAGTAGCGATGAACACTTTGTCAGCACCAAATTTACCGACTAAACTGTCGTATACTGCTTTATGTCCTTTGTGAAACGGATGAAATCTCCCCGCATAGATCGCCACAATGTTGTTAGCCATACATATTCTCCATTATATGTATGTATTTAGTTGTTTT